ATGAGACTAGGTGAAAGAGTTATTAAATTAAACAGCTTATATATAATGTTGGACAATAAAAATCTTTTTAAGAACCTATGGTCATATAATGCATCAATTGCCATATCTGATGCAGTTAAGAAATTTAACGTTATCACAGAGTGATAAAATGGTGATTATTTTATAAAAAGTTGAGAAAAGGAAGTGCTAGAAACCGTGGTATATGTGAGTTCTAGGGATATTGAATTGTATTATGCTGATACCGATATGATGGGGGTTATTTAAAGTATTTTCGTTAAATATACAAGTTTAGAAACGTTGACATAGAGCCGAAAAGCTTGTCCTATAAGGTTTTCGTATGATAAATTACCATTTGTGACTTCTTCCTAAACTTTTCTAAAACGTCCTAAAAAATTACTAAATGCGGTGATTTTATATGTGATTTCTAGGCGTTTTTGGACAAGTTGTGATTTTTCTTGTGATTTTAAATCATATATAAATATGCGTCGGTTTGTATATGAATTCATAACAAGTTACTTGAAGGAGACTCTTCGAGGGAGTGGGGAAGAGGTTAGAAGGGAGGTGTTTTTTTGTTTTCTGAAAGTGAATTGTCTTGGATGAGAGAAGTATTAAAGGATGATGGAGTGCTCAGAATTTCACCATCATACTTTTATAAGTTGAAAACGGATTATGAGAGAAACTCAAAAAGAGAACAAACAAGAAAAGAGCTAGACTTAATCAGAAATAGAAATAAGAAATACTCTCCTGAAGATTTGTTAAAACTTAAAAATTATAATATAAGAAGACAATTAAACATGGAAGATATTGCAGGAATATACGTAATTCATAATGTGGATTTAGATAAATACTATATTGGTCAAGCTAAGAGTATATTTGATAGAGTATATCAACATTTCAAAGCTAATTCGGGAAATGTAGAAGTATTTGAAGATTTTAAGTTAGGTGATTATTTCGAGATCTCAATAATACCATTGGGTCAAGTTAACTTTGGGGATTTGAATGAATTAGAAGATAATGCAATTAGGGCTTATAATTCTATGTATCCGAATGGATATAATAAGGTTATGGGGAATTTACCAACTAAAGTATTTTTTCTTAAAGAGGAATATAGTGAAGTAGCAATGTTGATTTTAGATAGAATGGACACAGAACTATTAGATAGTTTGACAAATGTTAAAACTAGAAAACGGTTTTTATTTAAGTTGTACAAAGAGTATAACTTACCTAGTAATGGTAATTTTCATTCGAACTTCATTAAACTACTTACTGAATATAATAAGCAGAAAAAAGGTAATAAAATTTAACTTTTATGAGCATATTAAAATTACCACTGATTATCACCTTAGAGGTACATCAGAAGAATAGAAATCCAGTGAGGTTATTCTCCATTTCCCCACTGGATTTTCTTATGTTATTTTTTATCTTTTAATTCTTTTAAATACTTATCTGCTTCTTTAGCTTCTTTTGTTAAACTATTGTTCTTCCACCATGCAAGTAATGATGCTACTACTGAGAAAACAATTGTTACTGCATTTTCAACTTGCGCATCATCGAATGGAAGTGGTGAATATCCTGCTAATACTAATGATTGATTAATTAAAGCTACTACCAATACGATTGTTCTAATAAGTGTAAATTTGTCCATTTAATATTCCTCCTAAAATTTAATAAATAAAAAATCCCCAACTGAGTGAACAGAAGGGGAGTGATAACATATTAAGATAAGTCGCTAGTTTTTACCCATGAATAAATTTCTTTCAATAAAACTTTTCCACTACCAACTTGTTGAATTGTATATTTCTTACCTTTGATTGACTTAGGAATACTTTCACCAGTTGCATATTTATTTGCAGAAGATTTTAGGGTAACCTTTGCTCCAACTTTGATAGTAGGGGAAGAAGTAGTTTTTGTACTTACTTTAGCTCCACTAGTTAACTTTTCTAACAATTTAATATTTTGTTCAGCAGTACCTTTATAACCACTAATTCCATATTGTTTAGCTAATTTTTCACGATTAGAAAAGCTAGAATTCATTTTATTAGCATTCATCCAGTCAACTAAACCTAAATTCTTAGGGTTAGCGTTCGTTTTAGGAGTAGATTTAGATGAAGAAACAGGTTTCTTTCCAGCTTGTAACAAACCAAGTAGTTTTTCATTTTGAGAAGCAGTACCACTATATTTAGCTATACCATACTCTTTGGCTAATTTAGTACGATTATTGTAACTTGAATCCATTCCTTTAGACTTCATCCAATCAACCAATCCTAAGCTTGTAGATGGCTTAGAAGGGGTTTTAATCACTTCAGATTTAACTTCTTCTTTAGGAGCTGAGATAACTTTTTCGTCACTTTTCTTTCGACCTTTTAATGCTTTTAATTCATTCTCAATTGCTTTCAGGACTTCGTTCCATCTACCAGCATCTAATACTCTATGAGGGCAATTTTTAACATAAGAAGAGTATCCTTTTGTTTTACCAATTTCAGTCCATGATTTATGAGTGCGAACTCTATCAACACCCCAATTACGTTCATTAAGTAATTGAGCTATAAACTTGATAGCAAGTGCTTCAGCTTTCTCATATTTATCTCCACCTGATTTGGAATAACAAACTTCCACACCAATAGATTTTCTATTTCCATCACCTTTAGAACTATCTCCCGTATGCCAAGCATTTCTATTAACCGGTAAACCTTGAACAACTTCTTTGTCATCTACAGCAAAGTGGAAAGATACTTCATTGTTGTTGCCAATCATATACTTAACTTCATTTTCGGCACTAGCATCGTTTGCTGTATTGTGGAAAGTTATATACTCAGCATCCATAGAGTAGGGGCATTTGATGGAATACTTAGATGATGAAACCAACATTTGTTTTACATCAATACTCATTTAAATTCCTCCTAATTATTTTTTGCATATAAAAAAGGAGTCTCCGATTTCTCAGAAACTCCTTAATGCCAAACTATTAATTTTTTTATTCACTCATTTTTTTGGCTTACTATATTTATTCAGTCAAAATCTTCTTCTCTGTTCTAAAGCTTTTTATATTTTTATTAATTCTTATCTTTTTAGCTAGTTTAATTGAGGGATATTCAAATAAGTAATAAGCTATAGTTGATAGTATTAGAGTAAATACAAACGATGTAACAATCAACATAGTCGAAGACATTTTGCTATAAAAAAGATGTATTATGGTCAATAGGACAATTGTGTGAAACAAATAAAGACTATAAGAAATTTTCCCTAAGAATTTTAAAAACGTATTATTTAAAACCTTTGAAGCAAATGTTGAAGATATTGCAAATATAATAAAAATAGAAGAACCTATAGTTGCAAAGAGATCGTTCAATATTTCTCTATACGGTTCTTCCCAACTAAAAATAAATCTTAGTCTTTGTGAGCCGAAATAACACAATATTCCTATACAAAATAAAAATAACTTATTATATAAGTGAAAGCCATTGTAGAAAAAAATAATCTCATTGCGATATTTTGCGATAATACTACCAATTATAAACATGAACAAATAGTACATTGTAAAATAATAATTAGTACCCTCAAAAAAATCAGTTAAAGTAACCCCTAACGAGGCTACTGTTATTCCAACAATTATACTGTGTTTCCAACTAAACTTTAAAATAATTAACGCCATTAAAGGGATAAAAAAGGAAATTCTCATTTCATATGTAAGCGACCAAATGACAGGTAAGGTCTCATGTGCATCAAAACTACCCAATAAAATCACATGATTTAGAATACTGCTTATTGTTAAATTATTGTGAGTCCAAATAGAGTCAAACCATTCACTCATATTAATATTATGATTATTAATAATTGGCGAAACTATAAACATTAATATAATTGCAGCCCAATATGGAAAATAAATTCTTATGAATCTTTTCAACATAAAATCTTTGTATCCAAACTTTGTTCCATTTTTAAATCCTAAAGATAGTACAAATCCGCTTAATACAAAGAAAAAAATTACTGCTTCGTGACCAAATGCACCAAAATATTTTAGTATTAAACTGCTAGTAAAAGTTAAACTAAAGTGGTTTATTACTACACTTAAAGCAGCTACCCCTCTTAAAGAATCTAATTCTTCATATCTATTACCATCTGTGGACAAAATATATCACTCCTTATAATATGTTCTTAATAAAGATTATACTATTCATTATAAGGAACGTATATTGTTTTTGGAAATTTAGTCTAAAATCTGAATAATAAATTGATTTTGTTGTTCATCTATAAATTGCCAGTTTAAAAAATCCGTATCAGGTCTGTATGGATCTTCATCAGTACCAGAACCAATTTTCTCTACATTGATAACCGTCATTTAGAGTGCCTCCACTTTAAAGTCGTCTAGTCTACCTACGCTATTATTTAGCATCATTCCATGCTTTGTAGAAGTCTGATTAAATGTATTACTAATATCAAATACTAGATTGTCGTTAACAAAACATTTAATAGAACTTCCACTTAACACTACTTTAAGAATATCCCCACTAGATGGTATAATTGTACTGTTTGACCCTAACATAGTACTAACTCCGCCTTCATTTTTGTAAATGCGAAATTGACTAGATTCAGTTTGAAATTGATAGTGATTATTTGTTTCAACACCCCTAAATAAAATTCTATTTCCTGCAGATTGCAAACTATTTTTTAGAGTAATAACACAATCAGAACTTCCAGACTCAATAGCAACTTTAGAGTTAGAAGTGCCACTACTAATATATGCTTGATTACTAGCTATCCCCCAAGTACCTGACCATGTTTCCCATGTTTGTCCAGAATCTGCTTTCCCTAATGTTGTCGTATTTTCAGCTCTATTAAAGGAATCATAAACCAACACATTACTCTTCTTAAAATTTTGATTAAACAAACCGATTCCCACGCCAATTATCATATTAATATACCACCAAAATAGCAGTAGCAGTTGTTCCTGTTACATTTATTCTTTTAAATGGTAAAGGCACAATTTGACCAACTGATATCATTGAAGAGGGGAGTGTGATACTAGTGCCATCAGGTTTTACAAGAGATACTGTTCCAATTGCTCCTGTGACAATGAATCCTATTGCTTGTTTAGATAGATTTACAGCATCAGATGGAGTGACAAATCCATAATCTTGAACATTGCTTCCACCTACAATAACTGTTTTAAATACCTTTGTTACTCCATCCTTTAATGTAGTAACATAATCTTTAAAAGGAAACATATAATAACCTCCTTAATATTTAGCGTTAAATGTAAATCTTACGCCTGATTCTTTAACCTTAAAACTTATAACGTGCCTATCTTTATATTCCATTCCCCAACCTTTACCTGCGTAGATGAATATCTCTGTTTCGTTATTTACGATAATTGTACAGTCATCTAAGTTATAGAAATCAATTTCGTACAAATTATATTCATGTGTCCAATCGGCAGGGGGAGATGGTACAATTTCAACGTTTGCTGCAGATGTTTGTAACGAATTAAATCCTAAATAGCCACTTCCAACTCTTAACATGACAACACCTCCTTAAAATAAAAAAAGAGTCTCGATTTCTCGAAAACTCTTTGAAAGTAAAGCTATTAATTTACAATAAAAGTCACCTTTTATTTAATAAATACATAAATAATTCGTTATTTTAATCCGAATTTTACTGATAAATAATATGTAATTAGAGTGATGATAATAGCACCTATACCTGTAAATGCCCATTTTAATATTTTACTAGGTTTAATTGTTGTTTCATCTGCAGCTTGTTCAATTGCACCAACTCTAGTATTAATTTCACCCAAATCTGTTCTCAGCTCTTGTTGCGCATGATTAAGACTGGTTAAATTGCTATTAATATTATTCAAAGTTTCTGTTATTTTAACATTTGAGTCAACTTGCATTTTAAATATGGTGTTTAACTCAATTTGCGATTCATTTTTTTCAATTTGCTTTTTAATCAGAGTATCGTGTTCTTTTACTGAGCTTTCTAATACAGCTACTTTAGCCTCTAAGGATTGTGTCACAAATATTTCACTCCTAACTCACTATAATATAAATACTTATCACCTCGCTTGTACAACAATGGCAAGCTGAAATGCGAAAAGACTACTTGAGTTGTAGAAAAAAGAAGTAGTCTTTTATAATAGTTTTTCCAACTCTATTTGAATGGTTAACTGAACATAATTTAGACAGTCCCATCTCCTATAGATTCATATTCATCTATTTCATCTTCAGCTCCTTCAAACTCTGGTAATGTCTTGATGTACCCATAAATTTGAGCGTGAATTGATTTAGCATCAGGTGAAATATCGGGCTCAAATATAAATTGCCGTGACATCACTGTAGATTCTCCTCTACGACGCTTATAATCAAGTTGGAAAGTAATTAAGTTCTTTTCCCATCTAAATGAACGTACCTGAACGTAACCTCGCACAACCTCGTAAGGCTCACTTCTTTCCATCATAGTAACTGATGGATCACCAAGTAACGGTGCAACATTAATACCTGGCGGTACTATATAATTTACAATAATAGCCATATTTTACCTCCTTTATTATCACACCCAAACCCCGCCATTCCATACAAATTCTTCTTTGCTTCTTTGTCCTATTCTAAAATTATTTGGCACTGAGACAAATTCACCACTTACAATTCCAACATCATTATCATACGAAACATTACGAACAACTAAACGCTGTCCTACGAAAGCTCCTTTTCTAAAGTTACCAATACTCAAGCCTGGTAAAATCGGATCTACCGGTGCATAAATGGTTGGACTAGCAGTTAAAGAAGTGGCATATAACAATGTTAAACCATCTCTCCCAATGGTTTGTGTTTGAATGTTTGATGTAACGATCGGGTAGTCTACAAGGACGTCTTTTATTCCGAAAGTGTCCGCAGCTTCTAAATCTCCGTCTACTCTGTAAGCTCTAAGTTTAGTTATTGCTGTGGAAGTATCTCCTGTGAAAGTGTTTGTGTAAGACACATTCCCTTTAATTAGGGTTAAATCATAGAAGTAAGCTTCAGCATCGGCTAGGTGAACAAATCGGAACGAATTTCCTTTATATTGAGAACAATTCATTTCAATCATTCTACCTTCAATTACACCATTATCTACATTTATTATTCTACAGTAATCCACTATAGAAGCTCCCAAAGTAAAACGCACATTGAGCATACGGAGATTAGCATAGGAGACTTTAAACACTTCATTCCCTGTCTCAAGTGAACTAAGGAATGAATTCCTTAAAGTAACGTTTAATTTACGTCCAGCGCGACCTTGAATCATCCCAGATCTAAATTTTGTATTACGAGCAACAAAATTCTCTATAAGAGCATTGTCGGCTTCTTGAAAAAGATAGAATCCAAACAAATCTGATTCCGATGTACATCCTCTCAAAACTGAATCTGTACTCCTTAATTGAAAACCTGCTCCTAATGAATCTGCACCCTGAAGAGTACCGAAACTTCTACAGTCATTAAACTCTATATTGTAGGCTTCTCTATGTGTATCAAATGGAGCGTTAGTACATCCATGACCTTCACAATTATTGATCCTTGCAAATGCCGTATCCCCATATTCTCCAGCTGTTGTTGTATACCCATGTCTCACATTTGTAAATGTACAGTTTGAAACCAATCCAGCATAAGAACCTTGATCATTTACTCCGTAACCAATATTCCCGTTTGCTGGATCGTTAGTTAGATTGGATGCCTGCATTTTATCAACTTTATACATAAAGCAAGATGCAAGTTTTAAAAGTTCTCCGCCGCCTTTTATTGACATTGTACTGAGAAAAGTTGGAAATACAGAATGTTCAACTGATACAAAAGGTGCTTTATTATCAATTACATTGGTCGTATCAAACTGAGCATTCACTAATTCTAATTTGTCTCCTTTTAATTTATAAACTTTTGGTTGATTGTCATGAATATGTCTTAAAGTAGTGTTTAGATATAACTTATTACCTTCGATATACGAAACTATTCCAAATTCCGCTCGTTTAACTGCTGCTCCAGTTGTGTAAATAAGAGATTCAGAGATAATCCTAACTACATCTCCAACAGAATATTCCACCGTAGACGTAACAGTAAGCACACTGACCGGCGTTGTAGGATACTTTGGAGATTTATCAGTAGTGATATTGAGAATATTAATTTTCTCAGTTATTCTTCCCTTATAGATAAATGCGCTTTGATTTTCAGAAGTGACTATTACAGCGTCAGGGTCGAAAGTGATTCGCAAGTTTTTTTGAGCTAAATTAGCACCATTTACTACGTACCTGCCAGCTGGAACATAAATTGATGAATGTTCAATCGAAGCTTTTTCGAAGGCTTCAGCACAATTTATACTTTCATCTCCCAGTGCCCCATATTTTTTTATATTTACACCAAGGTCATCGATATTATTGTTTAACTCGTTAATTTGTAACATTCTTTGTTGGCTTTCATAAACCACTTTTTCATTAACTTCTACTACATCTTTATCAATAGAATCAAACCTATTTTTTAAAGATGTATATGTATTACCATTCTCTCCAATATATGCGTCTTCAATCTTTTTTTGATCTGCATTTATTCTATCTCTTGCAACAGGATATACTTTCCCATTTCTGTCAGTTCGTACATCTACAATTTCATCAGGCTGAGGATTCTCTCTAATTAGAGTATCAACTCGATTCTTTTGTTCTAAGTCTAATCTATCTAAATCATTTAGTTTTCTCGATAATACCCCGAATTCATCATCTAATAAATAAATACGAGTAGAAGGGAAGTATATTACTCCTTCTCCTAGATAAGTGAAAGTTAAACTTTTTCCCTCGTTAGAAGAATTGAATGAAACCAAACCATTTAAATAGTCCACTTGAAATTCATTATTTGCAAGAATGGTGAAGTTGGAATCAGTTTGTTCTTGCCAATTAACATCAAATCCAGTAACAATTACACGTTCAGCTTTATTCGGAATCTCTCTGAGTTGTGCTTTACCATCTAATATAGTTATGACTTCTTTTAATGGTTTGAAAGGATCGTCAGGAGTATTTTTTCTTTTCATAAATCGAATAGGGTCATTGTATATTTCCTCATAATAATTGTTCATTTTCTTCACCTGCCTCCTCATTGATTGGTGGTATGTAATAAGCCTTATAGTAATATTTAATATTCAATTTGTTCCCATACATATTTTCATCATTCCCTGTGTAAAAACCATTGATAGTTAATTGTCCATAAATTAGTGACAAATCATTGCTAATACTTGATAAGAATAGATTGTTGTTTGTAGACATAAAAAAACCTCCCAAAACGGAAGGAATAAATAGGCTATTATCTGTGTCAACTGTTGTATAAATCTCCACTAAACTAGGAGTGAAGGGAAGGGGAATTAGTTTATTGTTAGTTCCATCCCCTATGTAATTTCCAATTGTGAATTTATGGGTGTTTCCTAAATTACTTGTTGGTACATTACCAGTTTCATCTAATATCGCAAATCGTTGAGGAGTAAAACCATCTAGAGTTTTGGCATCCCCTGAAATATCTGCAAAAATCATCCCATATTCATCTCTTACTGGAATTGTAAAAGGTAATTTATCTACACTAGCATAATAATCATCTAACGTACTGGATGAACCAGATTTCACATTTTTAAGTTCTCCATTTTCATCTGCTATTTTTATTTCTTGTGTGGTTGGATTAATAAATACGGTTTGTTTCGCTTCGACAATTTCTGGTTCTTTATCTGCTGTTAAAAAAGTAGTGCCGTTAACTTTCCCATTCAAAAATCCATTAACTACGACAGTCTCGCTGGGTAGATAAGGCATGTTTGGAAAGTTCAACATGTCTGAATATATGATTCTATTTTTATTTATGTCAGGATCGACTTCCCTGTACGCTCTAATACCTAAAGTGTGATAATCAACCGGAGACTTGTTGGTAAAAGATATTGTTCTAGTTTCGTAGGAAACTCTCTCTTTTTCTTCTTTTGCAATTGTTGAGCCAAATGTATAAGTTTCATCCAAAGGACTAGAATACAAAAAGATTTCAAAACCATCAATGTCATGTTCATTTAATCCAGTGATATCATAATTAGGATAATCCCATCTAACAGATATATTTACTGACCCATTATTATTTAACCTATGTGTAACAGAGTCTATTGGGAAAGTGGGGGATACCGGCATAGTAGAATTCCTATCATTTCTAGTATTAAAATTAGTTACCGTTTTATTAATAATTGATTTTGTATAAGACCAATCAGCCTTCATTTGATCTACTTCAATAAACTTTAATGCTATTTGGTCTTCTGGAGTTATAGCAATACGTTTACCATTTGAAACATTTACATTTAAACTATCGGATTCATAGTCTATGGTATATTCTAAGATTTTCACCTCTACATATGTACCAATATCATCTTGTTCAACTCTTATTATGTCTCCGATACCAAAACGATCCCAGTTATGTTGTTCAGATACAATTTCAAAGAAATTAACTACATTCATTGAAATATCAATAGAAGGGGAATTGTTTTCCTCTAAATATTTTCTTCCTTCACTCATCAAATCATTTTCATCAGTGATATTAGAATCAGACCATTCGCCTTCGTGAATATAACTTTCTAGTTCATTTAGTTGTCTCTCAGTAAAATTACCTTCATATGACAGACTAACTTTAACAGAGGTGATTTTTGCATCAATATCCTTAATGTCATTTTCGATAGATTTGATTGATGATTTTACATTTCTAATTTCCGTTTCCTTTTGTGTCCTTTGCTTATTTAATTCTTTCAATGAACCACCAGTATCTTTTGTCCATTGAATATTATCAAGAATTATTTTTAATTCAGAATTTAATATAGTCAGTTTGTTACTTTCTTTTGTCAGAGACTCTTGTTTCGATTTCTTTTTAGAAAGCAAATCTCTCAATGTAGAATTATTATTTTTTAGTTTTTCATTATATGCTTTCATTGCTTCATTTAAATCTTCGCTCATAACATCGTAGTAGTAGCTAAAATCATCTATATAACTTTTACCTGTCGGATTAACGGACACAACAGTTAAATCATCAGCACCTTTTAGAGTTAATCTAGTAATAAGATCATCTTCATCCAAGGTTTCCTCAATACTTTGTAAGTAATTTTCGTTTGAAATTACAAAACCTTTATATTTAGAAACTTCTTCTTCCTTGTAAAAATTAACCGTGCAATTTATAGTATCAAACACCAATATAGCTTTAAATGTATCTGCAATTTCAACAAGAAATTCTAGTTTGGTTTTACTCGATACAGAAAACTTACGATATTTTTCATTAAATTCAGGATTAATATACCCTATAGTCCAACCAGTACCTTTTAAACAATCGGTTGTTACTTGTTTACAAGTGTATGAGATAACATCATACCCAATTATTTTTTTCCAACTTAACTCATATTCACGGCTCTTGCAATTAACAACTAATTCAACACGTTCGTTTACGGATTTAATTTTACTAACTACCACGTAATCTTCACGATATATTTCTTGTTCGGATTGAACATCGTAAAGTACTGCACGAATAAAATTACGCTTGTTGAACTTTTTTATGTTCGGATTCCGTCTTAGTTTTCCGTTCATATTAATTGTATATGGCACAATGAAAGACATATCATTACGATCATTGAATCGAATTGTTTGTTTCTTACTATAGGAATCTTCTAATTCTCCAACAACCATTCCTTGTGGATTCATTAAAAACAATCTCAGCTTTCGAGGACGCTTTCCATAATCAACATAATATTGAAGCAAATTTTCACCTCCGTTCTATAAAGTTAATGATTTGTACATGTACTCATATTGAAACTTCAAGATACATTTTCCTTGAATTTTGAAACGATTCTTACCATATGGAAGAGAAAGGTAGATATTATTAAAGTCAGCATATCTTTCAATACCTAAGCTGGACTCAATAATTGTGTTTTTTGAATGTATGGTTATTTTTTCTTTATCCTTTAGATTTTTCAAAATGAATGGAGAATTAGGTTTTAGTGAATTTGTAATTTGAATTGAACCATCTCCAATTTTTATAATTTCCATATAAGGTTTAATTTCAGATCTTCCACGATTAAATATTTCAAATGTATTTTCCTCTTGCTTAGAAAAATCAAATATTGGTTGAATAATAGGACTGTATGTATAAGGAGAATCACATCTAAAAGTAATAGTAAAATATCCTTGTTTTAAACCATTGTGAATCATAGAAGGGGATTCAATCGGAATAACTTTGAATATTCGGTTTAGATTTTCGCTAAATGCAAGAGTTCCATATTGATCTAAATCTAGCCAATCACAAATTTCTTCTATTAAATCATCATTCCAAGGTTCCTCAAAGCAAAAGTTTAATGGAGGAAGAGTGTTTGGTTCCTTTTCTACACGAGTAAGATAGGGAATAGGATTACCATTTACTTTTTGCTCAACAATAGATCGAGTTCCCATCATTGATTCTTCCATAAGTCCAGAAGATGTATTTACATTTATAAGTTTAAAGTCTATTGATTTACGCCCATTTAGTATGAAGTATAGACTTTCCTTGATCATAATATCACCTCACTTCTATAGAAAAAGAGTCGACAATAAGCCGACTCCTATTTTTTAAATTTAATACCTTTGTTTTTCATAAAATTAATTGTATTTGCTCCAAACTTATCGGCTTCTGCTTTTGTACCTGACCCTTTATACTCTAATGTAATAGTATTATAATAGGTATCTCCTCCAGTAGACATAGAAGGGGAAAGGGAAGGGACATTAGGTCTTTTAAAACTTGTCTGTAAATTCAGCGCTGCACTTGCCAATGTTTTACCAACTTCTAAACTTTTTAGAGTACTAGTCAAATCTTTAGCTTGTTCCATTGCTGACAATAGGTTCTTCGTGTCATGCTTTGTAGAGATCATCTCTTCTTCATGGACAACCATTGCTTTGCCTTCATTGCCCCAAGAAGGTAATATCCCACCTTTAGCTGCAGAAGCAATCTTAATTGGCTTATAATCTTTACCGTTTAAATATCGGTTCGCTTGATTAATTAAATCTATAAGATTATTAGATAGAGCTTTTCCCATAATGCTAGAATTAGCTTTAATATTACTAAAATACTTATTCAAATCCTTTTGAATTTGACTGGCGTTTCCATTGATAATATCAGAGCGCATTTTAGCAAACTTACGTTCATCATTCACAAGATTATCAAATTCTTCTTGGATAGAATCCTTTTGAGTATTTAGATTATCAATTCTAAGTTGTTTTTCTCTATCTGATTGCATATCATCTAACGCTTCATCCATATCAGCTAATTGATCTTGTAACTCTTTAACTTTTAAAGTAGCAGTTTCGTCTAGTGAATACTTTGCGATGTCGTCTAAAATTTTTTGACGTTCTTGTTGCTTCTTTTCTAAATCTTTAGCAAAGGATTCATCATCATCTTTTTTGTTAATATCATCGATTAACTTATCAATTGTCTTAAGACGAGTGTCTTTAATTGATTCCGCAGCTTGTTTGTAAGTATCAACAATGGTATCTGCCATTTGCTTGCGTTGGTCTAATAGTTGAGTTTCAAGAGAAATCATATCCTCAGTTCGTTGTAAAAGATTATCAGACAATAAAGCTTTCTGCGCTTCGGTTAAAGCTTTATTGTTTTTAATCTGACCTTGAATATATTTCATTGACTTTTGTTCAATTTCAATCTGTTTGCGGATTAACTTTTCCTTTTTAAGTTGTTGGTCAGTCCATTTCTTAGATGTTTCTGTTTCAACGCTTTGAACTAAGTCAATCTGTGCTAAATCTTTGTTAATTTTATTCTTTTGTTGATCATAACCGGCTAATACAGAATCGATTAAATCCATGTTTAACTGTTGAATTTGTTGTTGAATCTGTAAAGCTTCTTCTTGTAAACCTAACACTTCCGACTTAGCTTGATCTACTGCTTGTGCTTTATCTGCCACTTCACTAGATTGAGAAGCTTTGGTTGATACATTAGAAGAAGATCCTGAACCACTATAGTTAGCCATGATTCTTTTAACATAATTCTGAGTTTCAGCAAAAGGAGGTATTCCACCATATTTACGTACATTTCCTAATCCAGCATTGTAGGAAGCAAGTGCTAATCTGATATCACCATTATTTGCATCCAACATTTGTTTAATGTACTTTGTTCCACCCATGATATTCTCATAAGGATCGTAAGCATTAGAAACTCCAAGTCCACGAGCTGTACCTGGCATTAGCTGCATTAATCCCATTGCTCCAGCATGTGATCTAGCATTAGCGTTAAATCCTGATTCTTGCTTAATAATCGCAGCAACTAAATTAGGATCAACCCCATATTTTGAAGCAGCTTGGTTAATGTAAGATGAATACTGACCACTATATGTGTCTCCACCAGACGATGCGGAAGGGGGAGAAGTAGTCACTTTACCTGTTGCAATTATGTTACCTGACTTAATTTGCTTGTTTAGACTAGATTGCTGTTTTTTATTTAAATCCAGTAATTGTTGCTGTAATTTAATCTCTTGTTTAATTGCATCTTGATACTTTTTGGACGCTGGTGCATAGTCGTTCTTTAATTTTTGGACTTTAGCTAATTCTAAGTTAAGTTTTTCTACAGCCTGTTTATATTCATCAGTTGTATATGTAGACTTTTCATTAGCTTTGCTAGTTTTATCAGAGGAAGATTCAGCAGATGTACCAACTTCTTTGAGACCAGTAGAAGCAATTGCAGACATTTGGTCTAATGCTTCGTATGCTGATTTAATATCTTTGATACCAGAAGTAATACCTTCATATTGATTTTGAACAACAGTAGAAGCATGAGCAGCACCTGGTGCATCTACATTGACTTTATCCATTTTTCTTTTTCGTTCTTCTTCTGCTCGAACAAGGGCTTCGTTGGCTTCCGCAACGGTTAGAATCCCTTTTACTTCGACCCCGAACTTTTTAAGTTTTTCTTTTAGATTTTCAGAGTGATTTCTAAGTTCTTGTTTTTGTGCATCAATCATTTGTTTATATGAAGCTACTTTAGCATCGCGAAGTTTAATGACTGCTTTTTCATTGATTTTAATTTGACCATTTTCCACGCTAATTGCAGAAGCCAAATCTTTTTCTTTGGCGATAAGTTGCATTGCTTCATTAGAAGTGATAGATTTACCTTCAGCAGTTTTTTCGAGTAAATCATTGAGTGGCGAAATTTCATCGGATAAGGAAGTGTAGGCGTCTGTCATACTCGCTGTTATAGCAGCTTGGTAATCACCAGCTTTAGCAGTTTCAAGTATGATGTCTCTAATAGCTTCGAAATCACCTTTAGCATCTTGGAGTCTTGATGATAGTGAAGAAGTTGAATTCCCCATTCCATCAATAGATGCCGATGCGCCATCCATTCCTTCTTCGAGGTCATAAGTTCCTTCTGCTACGTTTGATAAAGAATTTGCAGAAGTATCAGCAGAATTTGTTAATGCATCTAAAGCTTTTTGACGTTCTTCTATTCCGCCTTTTTTATTCTCCAATTCTTGAAGTTTTTCAACTTGGTCAGCATATTTTTGTAAATCTTTTGTGTTTTTAATTGCGTCTATATAAAGAGAAAATTGTTGTTGAGCATCAAAGATTTTCCCTTGAAGAGTTGAAAACAATTCGCTGTTACCTTGTCTTAAGGCTTCATCTGATTTCTCTTGTAATTCGATTATTCTTTTTTGATATTCTTTTGTAGCGTCATCAATTGCTTTTACATCGAATTGTTTTTGATAATCTTGTATTGTTGAGAATTGTTCTTTTGTAACATTTCCTAACTCTGTCAATTCTTTTTTTGCATCTTCTAAATCAACATTTAGAGTGCTCAATTCAATTTCGTTAGCAGCTTTTGCTTGAGCAACTTGTTCAGCAGTCATCTCTTTTAATGACTCGATATATTTATCAGTCTTATCTTTATTTAGAGTAAGTGTATCTCCATACTTACCCGTTGATTCAATTAGGTGAGGGGCAATATTTTGTATTTCATGCAATACCTGCTGTAATTCCTGTTGCTTTTGTGCCGATCCGTCCGATTGAGCTTCCAAATCTTCGTATCGTTTTACTAGATACTGAATTTCATTCGATTGCTCTGCTTGTGCTTCTGCTGCTTTGGTAAGAGACTCTGTATGTAAATCCCCCGCATTGGTCGCTTTCATAAATACTGAAGCCAATGCTTCAATAGCAATAATACCTACACTAAAAATACCAAAAGATGATTTAACACCTGTAATAGCTAATTTCAATGCGCCAGCTGCTTTTACAACACCATAAATTCCAGCAGCGAGTAAGGGGAGTTTAATATTCCATCCATTTGTTGAATCTGTAAGAGCATTAAACCCTTGCGTCATATCAGTAGCCATTTCAATCATATTGACTAATCCTGATCTTAATCCATTTTCACCAATAGTCCATCCTAAATTTTGTAAGGAGGCTATAAGATTGTTAGTAGAAAACTCCAAACCCTGTTGGAAATTTTCAAGTTCTCTTGTTGCGCTTCCATACGCATTAGCTGAGGTATCAGCATTTTCCATTACTCTAGATTGATTTTCTATGAGAGAACTAACCTTGTTGATATGCCATCCTCCACCAAGTTGAGAAGCTATTGCATTTTTCGTTTGACTATCATATGTACTCCATTGTTCGCCCAATTGTTTTAATACTTCAGTCATTGAAACTAAGTTGCCGTTTGCATCTTTGGTAGCAATTCCAATACTATTTAGCATATCTTGCGAAGCATCTCGTAAATACCTGGTAAATAGTGTTTTGTAAAATGTACCAGCTTCATTTCCGCTAATTTTCAAAGTTTCAATGCTGGTTGCAGCCATACCTATAAAACTATTAAAATCAACGCCTGCCAAAGCTGCAGCACTTGAAGCCTTAGATAATGACTGACTAAGACCTTCGACTTCAGCACCAGACTTATTACTAACTTCATTTAAAGAATCGACAACATTTGACATTTCTGAAATTTGTAGTTTATACTGACGCATAATTGCAACTAGATAGTCAGCAGCTGCTTTATCCTGCATTTCACCAACAGTGGCAAGTGTCAAAGCTTGTTTATTCAATGCTTCAGCTTCAGTTTGATCAAATCCTAATTTGCTTATCGCACCTAAAGAATCGAGAGCACCAGTGATTGTTCTACCAAACTCCATAGCCGCTTCATTTGCATTGTTAAACACCGTAGCCATATCAACGTTATCTAATACTTTTTGAATAGAGATCATTCGTTGATCAATGGCATATAAATTTTCAATCAGCTTATCTAAAGCGGTAAAAGGAAGGAAGAGGGCTGCACTGGCTGCCATATAAATTGGCATACGCATAAATGCATTTTCTAAAGCAGAGCCAAATTTACTAGTATTAGTTGTTGCGTTTACACTAGCCGTACTAATGTCACGGTACTGGAGTTTTAAGTTGTCCATTTGTCTTGATAGATTAGGGGTAGCGGCACTCAATTTGTTTACATTATTTAACCAACTATTAAGACCGTTGGTATCAAAATTAGCATTATTTACATTTCGATTCGTTAAGTTTCTAGCATTAATACGACTTTCTTCTTTAAAAATCTCAAGTTGTCGAGCAAGTTTTGAATTTTGTTGTTCAATGGAAGTGTTGATTTTTTGTTCTGTCTGTAGTTGTTTTTCTCTGATTGATTGAGTGTTATCTACGGCAGTTTTTCCTACCAAGCCAAATCCATTTAATCCCTGCATCGAATGATTTAACTTAGCGTTCTCAAAATATAGTTTTTCAACTTGACCTTGAGCATTTGTAACCGCTAAGTTAAATTTTGTAATTTCATTAGTAAGGGGGTCAATAGTTTTATTAACTTTGACTTGTCCTAATTGGCTATACTTAGAAACTGCCTTTTCAATAGATGTGTATAGCTCTTTTACTTTAGCTACATCTTTATCATCAATTACTTTTGATGGTTTAGCTGCGTTAGCTTTGATTGCTTCAATTTGTTTTACAATACCTGAAAGTTGTTTTTCGTTAATTCCTGTATCAACATTTAATTTAAGATTTTTAATCTTTGATTCGATATTTCTAATTTGTTTATTTAACTCCGCAGTAGTCAATTCGGCATTCAATGTACCGACTATTCGTATTTTTAAATCACTCATTCACACATCTCCTTTCTTAAAAAAGTGCACAAAAAAAAGAGATGTCTAAATGACACCTCTGATAAAAGTCGTATTTTATTTTTTATAGTCTTCCAATTCAATATGATAATCTTTATATTCACTTGGATTAATCATTTCAGTCATAATGCTAAAACTTTTTTGTTCGTCTTGATTAAGAGCTGTTGAATCATTAACATATCCCGTGTTTGTATTGATAACTTCACCGTTCTCATCTGTGAAAGTAACCTTCAACTTAATAAATGAAATAGGGTAGGGAGCATTATTCTTTACACTACCTTTTATATAAATGTAATTACCACTAATTTCAGCTTTATGTTCAACTAATGAAAGTTCTTTTGTTTTTGAAGTACTTTTATTTATATCATCATTTTTATTAGAACTTTGTACTTTATTAGGACGGTTATTACTCTCCACTGTTTGTGCTTGCTTATCTATATTATCATTACTAAAATTACCATATAAAACGACAGCAACGACTAGTGTAATTAAAACGGTAGGGATAATAATTTTTAAGTTTCTCATTATATTTTCTCACCCTCACAAATATAGTTACTTCCATAATATCACATCATATGTAAATTGTAACTATAGGTAGGGGAGGTGAACATAAAAAAAGACCCCACCAGTTAAGGTAGAGCCTTAATACAGTTAGATATAACTAAGTTAACTCATTTAATTTAATTTGGTATATCTTTTGGCTTCTTTAATTAAACTCAATATCTTTTTCTTTTCAATATTTTCTTGAACTGATTTTGAATATATGTCTAGTAAATATATTGAATTATCTTCTGTAATTAGGTATTCAATAACTCTAAATCCTCCAGATAACCCCTTGTTGGCACTAGAATTTTTCATTCTTTTTTTTAATACTTTATTTCCATCTTTTATGATTTTTGGAATACTGTCTCCGATATTGCCGTTTTGTTCAATATCATCGATAAAGTATTCAAAGTCATCATCTATTTGCCGATATTTTCTTTTTAATTTTTCATATGATTCTTCAAACATTGGCGTAATAATAATAGAATAATTACTCATACTTTACTTGTTTCGTTGCTCAGCTAAAAAGTCTCTGGCAGTTTTTTTTGGTAATTTTCCACTTTGAATTAACTCAACTTCTTTCAAAGCCCGAATGATGTTTTTATGAACTGTTTTAGGTATCTCGAGAGTATTTGTTGACATATCTTTTCCCTCCTCGTTACACACTATATCACCACCTGCTTATAGTCTTTAACTATATATTACACGGGATTAGTGTGCTTTCCTTTAACCAAATTATACTAAATTTCTACTGTAATTGAAACTGTTTTACAAAAAACAGCAAAAAAAGTAAAGAAAACGAACAAAACGACACTGTTATTATAGGATTTAGTTCATTTTAGACATGATATATAGCAAATAATCCCGATATATTTTTATTCCCTTTGAGCTATTAATAAAACATTTACTGTGAACATTTTGTCAGTTGTTGATTGAGTAGGGTAGAGAATTCTGCATATAAAAAGACCTTAACAGTTGAGTTGAAGGTCTTAGCCTCTCATATTCCTATGAGGGTTAATATAAAATTAAATGAGCAACGCTTAGCGCTGCCACTCTTAAGTAATCATTATGCCTTAAACTTTGTTCAAGGACTCTGTATGTTGTATCTAAAATTCCTCCCATATTTCTCTATATTTTACCATATTAAGAGGATAGTAGGGAGGAAATTATTCGAAATAAAGAACATTTTGTCAGTTGTTGCGGTTGCCTGGGAAATTAACTTCTTTTTTTCCCTACAGAATACTCATGTTGGCATTTTCGACTACAGCACAATGATTTTGTTTTTCCATTTAAGTAATTTTGATAACGATAATTTTGCACTCGGAAAACTGTTCCGCAATTATTACAAGGGTGTGTTACACCTAATCTATCACTTTTACTATTTTGTTGAAAAATATTTTTGCATTCTGAGCTACAAAAATGATTTTTACGAGAATTATAGTATTTGAGGTTTTGTTCTTTTAGTTTCCCACAATTATCACATTCAAATATTACATTCTTTGATGGATCGTAGCGAGTTATTTTTTCTCTTACTGAAATATCTATTAATTCTTTCATATCATTATATTCCCATTCAGCGTATTGTTTAATAGGATCATTATCTATCTTCAATTCTCCATTTTTATCAATGTGATAACTGCTACTATGGTATTCTTCAAGCTTTCCATGTCGATCTATAAAGTTTTTGATAAGTTTTTCACACAAAAGTGGATTATTGTTAATGTCTAACTCCCACAGATATAATACAGGAATTCCCTGTGTATTTATAAATGTTCTTTTTTTCTTGTCTTGTATGATTCTATTAAGCTGTACTTCATAGGCAATTTTATTATATAATCTTGAATCGCAATGCCAATAACCTCCATTTACTTCAATTATTATATTAAATTCTTCTAAGTAAATATCGAATGCGTAATCGCCTATTATTCTCTCATTAGAGAAATTAATATTTAGATTATTTAATATCTCCTGAGTTTTTCTATGTGGTTCTGTGTCAGTACACTTGTATTTACCTTCTTTAATATTATTTAGTGTAATTTCTCTCAACATTTGTATGTGATTTTCTGTTTTAACATAAATTTCTCTATGGTAATTATCTTTACATTCTTTATCACAAAAGTTAAATTCTCTAGTTGATAATAAATAGGGAGTCCTTAATAAAGATTTCTTACACCAATCACAATTTACTTCTATTCTTTCAACATATTTAGAACTTCCAGAACCCTTGAATGCTTCCGCTCTCCATTTATCCATACAATCCTTACCACAAAAACGAGAAATTCCATCTAAGTTTTTCGGAATATAGTATTCTATACTACACCATTCACACTCTTTACGTATCCTCTTAGATTTAAGTATTTTCCCATTGTACTTACTTCCACACTGACTGTTACAGAATTGATTTTTATATCGAGTAGCCACTCCGTATTTTCTGGTATACCCAACACCGCAATTATCGCATTCAAATTTAACATATGATTTACTGGTTTTAGTTAAGTGTTCAACTTTTACTAAAAAAACATCTCCATTACAAGTGAATCTATAACCTTTAGACTCGTAGTGCTTTCTATTCGCATTATTCCATTTAACTTCAACCATCTGATTAGGTACAATCACGATCCATTATCCTCCTCACAATATCTCACTCTAATTAGAAAATAGGGCAGGGGAGATGTAGAGTGAGGATTCGTCATCTTTCTTCGCATATGATCAGTATGCTGCACTCCTGCCAAATATTAAATTATCCATAATACCCATGATCAAATCTCTCTATGTAATAACTAACATATTTCTCTCTTACTCTTCAACAGTATCTAAAATTCCTTCGCCAACTATTTCACAGATATCTACTTTATGACGTTCACCTTTGTAATCTACATAAAATAACTCATAATGATTATTTAGATCCGGGGTAAACTTATAGTTAGCTTGTTCCAATGCTAATGTCTCATCGTCACTTTCTGTTTTAATGCCTACTATAAAACTAACCTTGCCGAACACCATTGCCATTCTCATATCTCCCTTGTATTATATTTTCGTATGTATGTTCGTTTCTTTTGGTGTAACCTTATAATACCTTAACCTTAATTATAAGTAAAGTATTTTTTTGAAGTGATTATGAAAAATACTTATTGTCAATCGTAAATTGAAGGTTTACGTTTTTGCGTATGTATGTTTATAATAAGTTTATAAACAGTTACTTAACATTCTTGGAAGTGCTAGAAGGTTAAGGTATTGAAAGGGGAATAGAATGGCTAAGAAAGTTTTAAAAAATAGAAGCCAGATTACTTCAACTTTAAGAAATGAGCTTTATGACCAATTAAAAGAATTATCAAATGATACTGATATTCCTATTAGCAAATTATTAGACCAAGCAGTCGAGTTGCTTTTTGAAAAAAGAGGTATGAATAGAACTAACAGTACTAGAAATTTAGGAGAATAATGTCTAATAAAACATCACTTTTAACTTATCGTAAATACAAGAAGGCATTGGAATTGTCCAGTGTCTTTTTGTATGCACAATAGGGGAGAAGGGAGGGAGTATATAATAACTCCCTTATAAATCATTTAATCCCTTTTTCTCAACCTTCTGAATACCATCTTCTTTGAAGAAGTCAGCAAAGGAATCTTCTGCTTCGTTGTCATCATAGATTTCTATCATGTCAATCGTTTCCCATCCAAACCAATCTTTAATTACACGATCAGGAATGTTATTTGCTCTAAGTTTAGTTGTTAAATAGTGTCGAAGGGAGTGGAAATAAAAACTCTCATCTAGGATACGGGAGAAGGTAGTTTTCCAACTTTGAAGAGTATGATCAGAAGCTGGAATCCATTCACCATTACGTCTAGTTACAAATAATTCTTCGTTTGTAATTCCTAATCGTTCTCTTTCTTGCATCCATAAATCAAAATATTCTTGGAATCCAATCTTTAAGATAAATTTATATTTCCTAGAGCCGTCACGTCCACGACCTTTTATTTTAATTTTTTCTGGAGTCTTGTAGTAGGCATTATTTTGTAAGTTAGATTCATTGAAATAAGAAACTTTAAATCTAACCAATTCACTTAATCTAGCTCCACAGTTAGCAGCTAAAGCAAATACACAAGCCTTCTGATATTGTTTAGTATCAACTAATTCCTTCAAAAGTTTCTCAACTTGCTCTTCTGTTAATATAGTTTTTTCACGGACAGGCTTTTTGACGGGAGCTTCTATCTTATTTACTATATTCCTGAAATCAGGGTACAAATCGTCCATGATATTTTCAACAAAGTTACATAAACTACTTAAACACGAACGAATACGTCTAGTCCTGTTGGAACTATGTCCCCAAGTGTTGATTGAGTAACCTTGGAAAGCAATAATGTCACGTTTATTTAAATCAATGACAAACTTATTATTGCATCGTTTCATTAAGAAGATAAATAAGATACGCATATCATTCGTATATTGCAAAATTGTCCCTTTAGATTTATCAGTACTTTGTAAGTACATTATCCATTCTTCGAATAGTTGTTTATTATCAGGATTAACTTTCGCCCAATCTTCTTCGTTAAATATCTTGTTGTATACTGTTTTTCTTGCCAATTTCTCACCTCCTATAAATTATTCAATATCTAATCCACGAGCTTTAAGCGCTTGTTTCATTGTTTTCGTATGTAAATCTCTACTTAAAATTTCTTTCTCTGTTTCCTGAGTGAATGGGCGAGGGGAGGTATATTGACCAGCAGTTCCATCACGATTAGATGTATATTCATACCCAGTACCATATTCAATTCCCTCAGCTATCTCATATCCATTTGCACCTTTAGTTATGTTCTCAACAGATAATTCAATACTGTCTCCAACACGCTTAACATCGACTTTCATATTATCTCTAGATCTCAATCCACCATTGTCACGTCTGCGTTTATAAACCCATGGCTCACCATCTACATTTCCTGGCTTATATGCATCATAGACATATTTATCAATAGCTTTTTGTTCCTCATCTTTGACCATTTCAGCCATTTCATGGTTCATAATGTCTCTAAGATGATTCTTCTCAACGTGTTTTAATAGTTTTGCTATACTATCAAACTCCATTTATATCAATCCTAACTACACCATAGGTATTTGTTTCTTTTGTCTAAAGGCTGATTCAATCAACTCTCCATTTTTTAAATCTAATTTAGAAACCTCATCCTGAACCATATCTTGTAATTTAGTAATGTACTCAAATTGTGCAATGTGTTTAGCTGCATAGTGATATACCTTATTAATTTCAGTAGGGGAGAATAAGTCATTCAAAATAAATTCAAATGCACTTTCATCATTATCCACACGTAAATCAATTAGTGCGTTCATTTCTCCCAATACATCATTAAAAGTAGTTGCTTTTAATTGTGATTTAAAATGAGTAAAGTGTTTAATAATGAAGAAATTTATAAGAGCAAAAGCAATTTTATCAGTAACTTTAACATTCTCATCTTTAGTAGATAATACTTTCTGCAATTCTTCATGTAATTCATATATTTTTGTATGAGGGAAGAGAGGATAGAATGTGATAGTAGAACCGTCATCGAGCTCATACTTTTCTGTTTCGTGTACTTCTTTAACTTTTTTCTTAGTTAATTTCAAATCGGTGGATTTACCCATGATATTATTTTCCTCCTTTTAATCCTAAAAAAGAGGACTCCGAAGAATCCTCGATGTAATTTATTTATATATTAAGCTTCATCGTCATTTTCGAAAATGTAGTCAATATAAGTGCCTTCACCAGAAGCATCTTTAACTTCGTACATATCAAAGACAATTTCAAGATTAGTAGCTTCAGTACCGCTCATAGTAAAAGTCATATTTTGTTGAGGTTTTGCCTTGTAAACAGTCACATGACAAGGGTAATCACTATCATCTTCTTGGTTTCTAGCTAAACCTGTTCCATAAATCGCCACGGTCTTAGGGAATTTAGTTGATTTAACACTAACTCTATTAGAAGTTGCAGGGGCTGCGTATTGATAGAAAGCAATAACTTCTTCACCATTTACAGCAGGAGTAGAAATATCCACTTCTTTAGCTGTTACACCAGTAATTGTTAACTCTTCCCCGGTGTCACGTAGACCTTTCAATTTATATAATTTTACGTCTCCAACAGGAGTTTCTGATAATGTAACGGAAGGAGCTCCGTCAGTTTCAGTTATTTTTAATACTTCTCGTTTAAAGATTGAACCAACACCTTTACCTAACTCTTCTCCAGTTAAAAGTGCTAGTAAATTTAAATCCACCAAAGGAACTGTTAATGTAAAAGTACCTGCTTTTGAGTGATCAAAAGACATCTGCTTAGCATTACCACGTCCGCCAGTTAAATCCAATCTTTCTCCTGTAACTTCATTAGTTGTTGCTTGTGCATAATCAACAAAAGCAACAGGATTCTTTGTTTTAAAGTCGACGATATTAACGTCTAATACTTCCTTAATCCCATATTGTAAACCCATTGGATAATTCCTCCATTATAATTTAATTTTATTATTACCAACTACCCAATGCTTCATTTCTTTCCTATCTTTTTCAGACATATGAGGTAGATGGATATAATCGTTATGATAGTTGTCCCAAAGCACTAGTCTTAAATACTCAAGATATAATTGGTTAACTGTTAACTCCCAAACATTTAAAATACTAATATTTTTACTATTACTCGCAACAATAGAAATTGTATCTGCTAAAGTTAAACTGTCATTACCAGTCTTTTTTTGAATTTCACTTTTAACTTTGTTTAATCTTTCAAGTAATGCGTTAGCTTTTTTATTGGCAGGTTTATAATTTTCAGCAGAATCACTTCTGAAGTTCTGTTTAGATAAAACATCTCTTAAACGTAAAAAATCTTCCTCTTTCAAAGGAAGATGGTTGTTATTATTAATTAAATAAAAATTTCTAGTTGCTTCGTCGAAAAATGAATCAGTCCTTAAAAAGACTCTAATTGCATTAGTCACAATTTCTCTCATATTCAAATCTACTTCTAGTAACTGAATGAAAAACTGATATTCTGTTAATTTGGAATGAGAAACTCTTTCTTCATAACTTAGTTCGTTAATAGGTATGTGGTTTTTACTCATTAATAATCCGTTCAAACAGAGAGCATATAAATCTTCACCCAATTCAGAGATTTCTCCGAGAGTGAGAGGATGAACAAAAATATTATCGATTAACTGAATAGGGGAGCCTTTTAATATTTTCAGATCATCACTCATTTTCTAAAACTTCCAAACTCATATACGCACTTGTAACCAACATAATTTCTAGGTACACCTGATATTATATTCCCACCAACATATTCTAATTTCCCAAACACACCTTTAACTTTTGCGTTTACTAATAAGTCGTTTAACCTATCAGTAATTCTAGAGGAACGAAAATCTCCATTCTCATAATCAATATGACATAGTATATCAATATGTATTTCTTGATCTGCAGTAGCGTAATTATTTCGTTCAGGAGTTCTTCTTCCTGGATAAATAAATAATCTGCACAATTTTATAGGCTCCAAATCATCAACTTTCACTGACTTCATAATATGCTTATTTTGAATATCAGATAATTCTTCAGGCGGTTTGTCTATAATATTTGGTAGAGTAGGGGATAGGGGGTCAGGAATACCTTCAGCAAAATTCTCTGGTTTAAGAGTTAATAATCTTAATAAATCTTCATCTTTCCTAATATGTATAAATGTGTTGAGGATGTCATCATATAAGCCCATTATGAAGTCACCTCACTTGGTATAATATCAGCCGTAATTGTCATTAATCCAACCTCATTAATTACCTTAGTTTTATCAACGTTGACAATTTTGTAAGTATTGTCATACATCATAAACTCAGCGTTATCTTTAACATTGGAAATTGGTTGATATTTCATTGTAATAACAATTCGACCATCAGGAAGATTTAGCTGACTATTTTTCTCTCTATCTTTTATACTAGATTCCACAATACAGGGTACTAAGAATTCTTCTCCACCAACCCATTGATAAACAGGATCTCCAAACTTATCTCGAATGACATTCCCTTGATCATCTCGCATTAAAACTTTCGTTTTATCAGTAATGGCGGGGAAGAAGGAGTTACAAATCTTCATATCTGCTTTTCGATAAATTTTGTTATCCTCTGGAATTGTCACAACTAACCAATCTTGCTTATTGATGTTTAATATGTTCCCACGTTCTATATCTGCAATATGCCCGATAACTCTTTTAGTTTCACTATCAGAATCGTATTTTTGATAAATCAATACTCTAATAGGAGTAGGATAGCTATCTACAAATGCTTCATAAGATTCAAAACCATTAAGAGAATGTTCTAATAAGGTCATTCCGTCTCGATGTATTTTATCATTGGTATTTATGTTGTGATAATTACTATAATCCTTCATCTTCATCACCACAAATGACTAGTTGACTTATCTTGGAAACATCGGCGCTAACAGTAAGGATAATATCTCTCAATTCAACCAAATCCGGCTCATCTAATAATCTTTTACCTAGATAATTCTCCAACTTATATAAGATTGAATTATTTCTCTTACTAATTCTTGAGCAATAAGCATACAACGATTCAATCTCAATAGTTCCGTCATTTTTAACTATTTTTACTTTAAGGTTGCTCATAAGAAATCAACCTCCGTATTCATGATTAAACGGTCAATAGTTTTATCTTGGAGTTCAATAGATGATTTAAGAGAGTTAAGTTGAGTGCTGAAGTTTTTTAAGCCTACATCTTTCGAGAAAGGCTGCCAAAGATTCTCAAAGTATGTCTTTTGGTTAATTAAAAATATATAACGAATATAGTTTGCTAAAATCAAAAGGTGATCTTGTGTTATTTCTTTATCTAGCGTTTCTTTAACATCATCGCAAATTAGGTCTGTTCTCAGTCTGTTATTCATATACATGACTGCATTTTTGATAGATTCATAAATCGCTTGATTTGTTTGTGGTAAATCTAAATCAGATACCTTACAATTATTTAGAAAGGTAGTCCAAATTTCATCATAAGAAGTCATTATCATCACTCCTTATTCAAATAGAAGAGAAGGGTCAATATTCATCCAATTAGCTAAGAAATCAATTTTACCTTTAGTTAAATCATCTTTTAGTGTAGCAGCAACTTCTAGAACAAATTGTTTTTCTGAATCAACGGTAATTTTGTTTAAAGATGCTTTCATTTTATTGATATTGCCTTCTAATAATTTTTTAATTTCTTCATGAGAGTGAGTGTTATTTTCATATGTTTCAATCTCTGCGATACCATCTTTTAGTTCCGTTGTAGTTTCATTCTGATCCATAATTACCAATTCGCCTTTGTCAAAACAAATAGTACTCATAGTTAACCATTCAACTACCTCACGAGGTACTTCTTTTACATCAGGTTTACCATTTTTACTACCATTCCATGTATACTGACGATTTGATCCATCCCCATCATATCTAACAAAATAAGATGTGTTTCTATATCTACCTAATTTAACTTTATCTGTCATATAAAATATCCTCCTTATTATCCTAAGAAAGGAGTAAGTTTTTTCTTACCCCTTGTAATTTATTTTTATAAAAAATTATAAAGTAACTGCAGATTGCTCTTCAATAATCCCGATAGCCTCACCAAATAATAGGTTAACTGCAACATCTTGAGTAATTTTCATCATAACTCTTTCATCTTCAATATCTGTAGCAGTTTGTTGACGTAATCCACCATACTCAACGATAGAGAATGGTTTTTGTTCTACTCCACCGGCAAACATGTAACCTTTATTTACTGGAAGCTCAACTTTAGAGTTAGTAGCATCAGTGAATGGGTTTACCAAGTTGACCGCAGTAGTACGAGCGATAGTTGCTGGATTTAATGCTGTTAATAATTCATCTTTAATACCATCAGTTAAAAGGTTTTTCAAAGTAGAATCTGTAGCTTGTTGCATAGCAAAATAGTCAATCAATAAAGCATCTGCAACAAATACAGGACGACCACCATAACGTTGAAGTACAGAAGCCACTTTATTGTATTGTGCAATTGTCAAGTTAGCACCTGTTACAACGTTTTTACCTGGGATCTTACCACTTGTAATAGCTGTAGCAGTAAGTTCATTGATCTTATCAAGGAATAAACGTACTTTTGCGTTAGCAACGTCATTGATTAATTTGCGGAAATATTCTTCTGATTCCTTAACTAAATCAAGTGGCTCATAATAGAAACCAGTAGATAGGTGAACAGGAACTGCTACGATAGACTTTTTACCTTCTACACGTACTAAATCTACACCAGAACCAACAGCAGACCAAACTACCTTAGCTTTGTTCTTTTGTGGAATCTTTAATTCTACTAAATCACCGCGATTACGATTTTCCACTTTAGCAAATAAAGAAAGAAGGTTAGTCACCATAGGTTTTGCAATTTCATCTGCCATTTCTACAACTAAAGTGTTAAATTGATGCAATGCAGAAGGATCTGGAGTTTGTGAACCATCGCCGAATACTTTAGTAATATAAGCTTTAATATCAGTTGAATCCTTTTCTTCCATTTTGTTATTGTATACACGGCTAAACAAGCCTTTTAATTTAGAGTTATCAAGTGTCATTATTAAATCTCCTTATAAGTTATTTTTTAAATTAGGCTTCAATTACTTCAAGACGCACAGTTGCAGCACCTAAAGTGTATTCCATGTCATCTTCACTATTTACTACTAAGAACTTAGCAGAAGACCCTGCGTAATCTTCATGAGCTGATCCAACTTCAGAAATAATAAATTTCTTAGTAGCAGGATCAAAGTGAGCAACCTGTCCTTTAGCAACAGCAGAAACGCCAGTATTTAATGTGAACGCAGATGTTTCAAATCGAGTATAACCAGGTTCGAAAATTACGATTCTCGCACGTTCTCCAACTCCGTTATAGAAATCAACCATTGCTTCACCTAAATATCTCACTTCAGGAGTAGCAATTAAGTATGCTTTCTTATCAATAGCTGATAATTGTTTCGCAGTACGTTCTCCATCAGCATTGAAACCAAGTTCAACAAGTGTGAAGTTATCAATATCTGCACCTTCAACTAAAGCACCATGCGCTAGTGTTTTGATTTTCATAGAATTTAAGTTACCAACAGTATGAGTGCCTACCTCAGTTAAGGCTTTTAAAATACGACTTGCCATTGTTTTATTCCTCCAATTTGTAATTTAATTGTTTTATTTTGAATATCTACTATCAAAGTCATCACTAGCAGGAATGAGGTTTTCTCTCTTACTAGAAACTTCTCTGATAATATTTTCCTCTGGTTTAGCTTGTTCAAATACTACTAAATCTACTAAAATACTGTTTAACTGTAAGATTGCTTGTTTACCATCTTCATTTTCGTAGATAGATTTATTTAATAGTTCTTGAACTTCGTCTGAAGCAAATGTATCGCTTGCTTTCAATGCTTCAAATTTCTTAGAGTAGAATTCTTTCTTCTCATTAAGTTTTTCCTCATTTTGTTTTGCTTCAAATTGAGTCTTGAAAGGTTCTAATTCAGAAACTTTAGTAGTTAGCTCAACAATCTTTTCAGAAGCACTATTGAATTTGTTTTCAATATCATTTTTCGTTTCTGTTAAACTATTAACTTGTGTTTGTAACTCAGTAATAGTCTGATCTTTTTCATTAAGTTGGGATTGAACAGCTTCAGGAACAATCTCTTCCCAGTTACGAGTTATAAATACTTCAACTTTTGAATCGAAATCAATTTCAATATCATTCTCTGTTTTCGTATAGTTTAACTTGTAGTATTTATCGTATGAATTTTCTTCAGCCCAACTATATAAATTCACAATAAAATAGGTTTCGTACACATCTGAAATCCACGAATCTTCATTTTCAGCAAGTGTAGCATCTAATTTAGCGTACAATTTTGAGCGAATATCACTATGCGATAATTCAAACACTTTCTTAAATTTTTCCACTTTATTTACCTCCTTGTCGTTCAATTGTTTATCAATATTTTCTTGATTAACTGCTTGAGCAACTAATTTTGTTATCTTAGAAACGTCGTAAGCAGGATAGACTTTTTGATGATCACCACGTTCTTCAGAGTTCAAAATGCAGTGTCCTTCATAAACATATGAAAGAATTTCTTCAACTCCATCTTTAAACAAGTAACTATCATATAGAATTTCCATACTTGAAACTACATCAATTCCACTATCATTCCATTCTTTTAGTAAACCAATGACATTAGGGAATCTAGAAGCCCATAATATTCCTTTACCAATTACAACTTCTTTTTCTTGACCATTTTCATCAAGAATAGTCGATATGTAACCATCTTCAGTAAAAACTCCTATAGGTACTGTATCCAATCCTAATATGGTGTCACCAGATTTTCTATCTTGATCCAAATAAAGTTCATGAGAGCCAAGAGCATCATCTTCTGCACCACTCTCTGAAACTGGATGATATTTACAAACAATAGGCATATCTTTTAAAGTATGTAAGGTCTTTAATGCAGTCTCTTTTGAGATTATTGAATTATTATGACTAACTTCGAAATCATGTAGTATAAACTCGACTTCTTTTTTAGTCGGATTATCAGTATCCTGGATAGAATTTAATTTAATATCAAATAATGCTCTCTTTTTTTCCAATATCTCACCTCCTTAAAGAGAGAAAAATAACTAAGTAGGGGAGTTGTTCCCATCTATAGTTTTAGATTGAATAGTGTTTTCGTTTGTCGGATCGTCAACAGAAGGAGCACCCCCGTTACTATCAGACATTGTATATGTCGATTGATAAGGTTTAATTTTAGTTTGCAACTTAAGTTCTTCAGTCTCGTACAATGTTTGTTCAAGATAAGATTCCCATGAAACGCCAGCCAAATGATCAACTACATGCTTAATAGACCAACCTTTATCATTAAGTTTGATCAATACATCTAATTTTTCTTTTTGAGTTAATGGAGTTTCTTTGTCGTATTCCATTTTGTAATTATCCGATTGGGAAGAGGGGAGGACTATATTGAATAATTTTTGATATACTTCTTGTTCGATATCTTCAAGTAATACAGCCAGGCGCTTGTAAATTGTATCCAAGTTTAATTTAGCAGTAGAGTAGTTACCGCTGTTCCCATTTAAAATAGCTCCTGAAATTCCGTATCCAGAGTGTATATCATTGTTGATATGTTCGAACTTATCGCCATCTAAACCGTCTGTTTTAACATCAGGGAATTCAAGGGAAGCAAAATCTGGAATAGTAACTACAGTAACTCCATTGGAGTTGTTTTTTTCAAGTGCTGCCTTAACACCACTATGAACTTTTTGTTTTACAGCCTTAGGTAATTTTAAGTTTGCATAATCTTGTAGTTTTTCGTTAGTTCCGATATGACCGACAGTTAGAACAGCAACAGCATTAATTATCTTATTGGCAATTGATCTTTCAACATCTTTTAATTTTTTCTTATGTAAAACATCACTTAAACCTGGAGTGACCCATGAGGTTCCTAAACCTTGGTTTCTTTTTAAAGTACCTGTTCTTAGTACAAATGTTCTATCTTGAGGCAGTTCAAGATATTGTTTATTATTTGTATCAGCTAAATAGGCTTCGTAATGCTTTTTTGTAACATAAGGACTTAGATTAGAAAATTGAATGTTTCTTTGGAATTCAGTCATAGTTGAGAACCAACTCATATCTATAACACAAACCCATTCTCCGTTTTTACGAGAAGCAGGAAAGATGTATTTCAAGTCGTCAAATACATAAGGGTAGGGTTTATTTTTATCGCCTAGCCATATACCAACTAAAGTGCCTGCTGATGTGGTCTGTTTCATTAAGTCTCTTGTTAATCGTTTGTGTTTCACTTTATGTAGAGTCTTATTAATTGTAGATATATGTTTCTCATTACCTTTTGAAGTATCGAATAACTCTAATCTATAATTTAGGGTTGGAAGAGATTCTATTAATTCATACATTTGATGTATTTCTGCTGTAGAAATATAAAAGTATTGTGCTAAATCCTCAATTTCTTTTTGGTAAGTATCAGGATTAGAAAAATAGTTTTTAATTGTCTCCGCTTCAACTTCATTCACAATATCTTTTGAAAATAAGTTACTCACAAATCCATTAACATACGTAGCGATATAATCTTGATAATCATTTACCATGCGTTGATACTCTTCTGACTCCATATCTATTTTTACTGTTTCAACCATTCATACACCTCCAATTCGTAATTTAATTTTTTTAATAGTAAACTAGATCATCATCAATATCAATTTCTTCATTCTTGTTTAATTTTCTTTCTAATAGAGTGGCAACATAATTACCGTATGAAACAGAAGAATACCTATCTTTACGTTTTGAATTAGGTTCTTTTAATTTAACTTGACCATTCGAGTCATTAAATTCAGCTTCTAAGTTAATCATTTCGTTTATAAGTAGAGTTATTTGAGAGTACGAAGATACAAATTTAGCTTTCATTTCCTCTGGTAAATTCTCAAAACCTCTTAATTTCTTTAAGTATTCTTTACCTTCCATTTCATTGACTGGCATTCTAATTTTCCCACGCTTTAAACTATCTCTCATAACAAATGCTATCTCAGAGTTCAACGATGCGTTACCTTTAATACTATAGATAACTTTTTCAGCATTAGAGTACGTACATCTTTCCGCCATATCATCATTATTAATACAATTCAAAGGTTCGTATTCTTTATTTCTATCTTTATCGTAGAGAGGTAAAATCAATTGGTCATACACACTTAAACCAATATTTTGTGTATCCAAGACAATGAAATCACAATCATAGTCATCGTATAATTGTCTAATACGGATAGCTTGATGTACTGTATTTTCTCCATTCAAGCTTTCCATGTAAACAATTTGTCTTTCATATCCTGATTTAATAGGTATTAATCTAAATACCGTATAAACACTCGAGTCATTCTCCTTACCAGCCATACCAGCAATATCACAAGTTACTAATCTTATTTCGTTTGATTTTTTATTATCATATTTAAATGACGTATCTTTAATTAAATCATAGTATTCTCTAGGATAAAGAGGAGAGGCTAATTTTCTGTTTTTCTCTAAATCTTCAAATTTAAAAAATGCTTTTTCAGATTCACCAAACCATAATGCTTCCATTTCCATGCTCCAGCCCACTGAGTCAAAATCATCTTCAGACATCTCATCTCGAACTTGTTCTTCATCAAGAAGTCCTTCTTTGATTGCAAGTTGATAAGGGAGACCACAAACGAAATATTTCGCTCCGTTTGTCATAGCTTTATAGTATGTTAAGAACCTGTTATAAGACCAATGCACCTTGTACCAACATGAACTCAAATATATTTCCTTATTACGTTCTTTTAAATGGGCGTATTCTTCTTTTTCTAAATACTTAGGAGAACGTGGAGCAGTTAAAAATTTTCTAAGAACTTTACTAATAATTGTTAAATCAACCATTCTAAATTCATCTACTATTAGTAAATTTGCTCTTTTACTTCTTGCTCCATCATTAGATGCAACGATCTTAATCCAACTTCCATTATGAAACTCAACTCGAGCATCATTAGTAGAAGTTCTCAAGTCGCTTATTTCTCTAGCCAGGTTAGGAGAAGTCTTCCTAAGATCGTCTATTTTTTCAATGACTTCTCTCGCTTGTCCTTTGGTTCCAGATGCTATGACAATTTTTGTTTGAGGGAAGAGTATTGCTCGTACACAACAAAATATTGAAGTTAAAAACGTTTTTCCTTGCCCACGACTAGCTAGATACATAAAGTAATGGTTATGCATCATCATATAAATCAATATACATTGAAACATTTTTAACGTAATACCAAGATACTCTTTAACAAATCGATGAGGATTACTTCTATAAAAAGAAGCCCATATCCCTATGCCATCCATTAAGCGTTCTGATTTTGTTTTCTTTGTATTAAAATTTCTATCTTTTTGAAAGACGTTAATACCTTTAGAAGATTTATTACGGTTAACTTGGAAATTATTATAACTCGCCATTATCTAATTCCTCATCATCCATAACAGGCTCTTCAACGGTTAATTTATCAATCTCTTCCCAATATTCTTCCTCATACTCATTTTTTAACCCTAGCATTCTAGTTAAATGCCCTAAAAAGAATACTCTAATATACTTACTAACCTTATCAACATCTTTCCATTTCTCGTCGGGCTCTGGAATAGGTTTCTCATTTTCGTACTTCTTGATTAAAGTGCCAAATGTCTCTTGTTCAACTGCATTTGCTCCTGTTTCTTGGACTGGCTTCAAATTACTTGATCCCAATAAATCTTGAAGCGTTTTTAATTGCTGATCAACTTTTTCACCGTTAGCTCTCCTATTTTTAATATCTAATTGTTGGAGGCATATTTCTTTAATAAGAAGTTCCATCCCTTTTGAATCACATTCATATCTATTCAAAAAGTCTTCGTACTCTTGTTGCAGCCATATGTATGATTCAACTTCAAACCCTTTTCCCCAAAAGTTAACTAGAAACCTTAATTCATCTTTATCTAGAGTAACAATTTCTTCTTCGATTTCTGAAAGTATATTTTCATTGTCTATAACTTCTTGTGCAGTTACCTTTTTATGTCCTTCAAATTCACTATCATTCCAATTGAAGGATTTATACTGACCCATTGATACGTTTTTCATATATAGAGACCAAACAGCTTTATTAGTTTTATTAGATTCTTCTAATGAGGAAAGAAATAGTTGGTCAATAAATGGTTTATCAATCATCCTCAAAGTATTAATTAATGATTTTTTATCATTAATATTTTTTAATAAGCACACTTTACAAACATGCAATCGTCCTGTTCCTTGATGGAAAGGAGAGTGAGAAATATAATAATCTCCAACTTTTTTTTCTTTAGTGCAACATGAGCAAACAATTTTTAATATTTCACTCATAGAAACTCAACTCCTTTCTAAAGTAATTCGGTTAATCCATTTCAAGAGAGCACTTGATGAGCAGTAAAAGGAGAGGGGATGTGGAAGCGAACACCAAAAAAATACTCACCAAATGTTCTCTGGGAATGGATTAAATTAAAAAGCCGAGAAGAAATTAATCTCCTCGACCTTGGGAATAAAGTATGTATAAGTCAAAATAAAACCTTGATTTTAAACTATTCGTCTAAGTCTTCTAAAAAGTCATTTTCAAACTGACAAACTTCTTCTAAATTAGATAGTGTTTGTCTAGCTGAAGTAATTAAGTATTGTTTTAATGACCAATAGGAAACTTCTTCTGCAAATAATTCTAAAAACTCTTTCACCGAAACACCTTTGTTAAGGTTATAACTAATCATTTCAGTAAAATCTTCAATTATATCTTCCAATGTTTCAGAATTATCCGGTATCAAAACTAAATTTGGATATTCTTCCATGTTATTACCTCCACGAATATAATAGGGAGGAAGCGGATAGTTATTAACAAACTATCATACCTTATGTAATTTATTTTTAGTATTAAATATAATAAATAGCATCGAGGGTGGAAGGGGAGTACTCAAACAATTGAAATCTCTTATGAGCTCCTATGAATCCATTAGAATCATGCCAATCGTCTGTCTTACCCTTGGTACTCAACGTTCTAACTAACACTCCAAACTTATCCTTAGCTGCTTCAGTATGCAGATGTCCACTGTGTATTTCCACAACATCAGCAATTGCCATTTGCTTACCGAAATCAGATAGGAAGTTTTCATGAAGTCTATTAGCACCTTTATGACCATGAGTATAACCAATAAAGATTCCATTCCATTGAAATGATTTTCTAACTTTCTTAGATGTATCAAATTCAACATCGGGGAATTTAACCTCTAAACATTTTACAAAAGCCCAACTCATAGAATCATCATGATTAGCAATAGAGTAACTGCATTCAACTGTTCGTGAGTTATCTTGTGCTAGACTAATTAACTCACAATAGAATTTAAATGCATCCTCCCAAGCTTTATCCATATCCACTTGTTCAATAGGAGTACCACTTGATGTTTTACCGTCAAATCCATTATTGTGCAAGAGATCTTGCCCAATTATAAAGAAAATCTTATCCCATTTCTTACTTGCAATCTTTGAGATAATACTTTCCTTCACAACTAAATAGTCGTCATATGTATTTACACCAAAGTGCATATCGAATAAAGGAATTTCTAATAATCCTGTACCATCAGAAGTTTTCTCTTTAATATGTACAGGTATAATTTCCTTTTTAGCCTTTTCAAGAAATTTCTCATAATCAAATCCATAAACTCTCGGTTTAACAGTTATTTTACTAGAATATAAAGTTTGAACACCGTCTTGCTTACTATGTACATTCCAAATATTATTCTTAGCATTGACTAATTCCCATGATTTCGTATCAAATCCGTGAGCAGAGAGGAGATAATCAACATCTTTAGATTGTTCTGAAGTCATTCTCAGCAGTTTATCAGATTTATGAGAGCCATTAGACATAATTTCAGTAGTTTCTTTATAAGGAATTTCTTCATCAGAATTAAGCTGTTCAATTTCTCTAGCTTCCATCTCCAACTTCCACCCAGAAGCATACTTACGAAGTGATTCAGCACTGTGTTGGAAATTAAACATTTCCTTAACATCCAACCAATCCATATTGTGTAACTTGTTTAGTTTATCAATTGCTACACGTTTCAAATGATCGAACTCTGATTCACCTTGTAATCTATCAAAATTATATTCTGTCATATATTAGACCTCCTCAACAACAGGAGCTTCATCTTCATATGAAACAGTAATAGAAACTTTTCTACCATCAAATTGCTTCAGCATATCCTTTAAATCATAGGTGAATTCTCCACCATCTTTTTCATCAATATCAACAACTGTAAAATCATCAATATTAAGAATACCAACTCTATTACTTGTCTTAGTGTCTAGATTTTTCTTTTTTGCCATTTGTAATTCTCCTCCTTTTATATCCTTAAAACAAAATAAAGAGAGCCTTCGTCAATCGAGGGCTCTCATATTTAAATGATTAATGTTCTAATACTTTTATTAGTCACTGTTGTATTTAGGTGCTATTGTGCAGCGTAACTGTTAACTTGTTTATAATTTATTTACTGTATCTAAAACTTGATCAGCAAGTAAACTGAACGCTCCACGATAATTAGTTTCCAATTTATGATATGTAACATTGAATCCTTCAAAATGTTTCATATAAACTTCAAATGGTGTTAAACCACCGTATCTTTTAAGTTTTGTGTTATCAACCTGAAGTGTGGAACCAATCACTACTACCTTACAGGTAGAATCTACTCTTGTTAAAAGCGTTTGTAGTTCATGTAAGTCAAAATTCTGACTCTCGTCAATTACAACATAGGCGTTTTTAAACGTTACTCCTCTGCTATACGAACTCGACATAGCATAAACTTTCGGAACACCTTCTTCAGCATTCGACCACTTTTCGTAGAGAGAAGGGTGGACGTAATCCATTGCATCAATTAAAGGTTGCATGTAAGGTGATTCTTTAGCTTCAGTTGTACCAGGTAAGAATCCTTGATCACGAACAGCAACAGTATTTCTTATGTATATTAATTTATCATATGTACCTTTTTCAACTTCATAAACACCAGCTAAGACAGCTAAGGTTGTTTTACCAGTTCCTGCTGGACTATTACAAAAACATCCATGAACAATATCAACGGGACTCCATAAACTTTGCAAATAAGCATATTGATGTTTATCAGATAGAACGTTAAAACCTTTTTCAGCTAACCATTTCCAACGAATGTCACCATATTTGTTTCCCATTGACAAAACCCCTTATTTAGTATTTTAATTTCTAAAGCAGAGTAGGAGGGAAGTGAGGTGGTGTTAATACCTACTCTTAATGTAATTTATTTTTATTTAAAATTAAAACTCTTAACTTAAAAGAAATATTTTATTATGTATCCATACTGATAAATACCACTCTATTTTCCTAAATGATAATATCTTTTGTTTTGTTCATTTTTAGATAATCTAGCACATGTTTGGCAGTACTTTCTTCTATTACTAGTGTTCTCTATCTTATTTCCGCAAGTAACACAGTGTTTTTCCTTTATTATTTTCTCTTTACTATCTCTGACATAATTCTGCATATACCCAGTTAAACTCCTACAAAAGTACTTAACTGCAAAATTATCATCACTCCATCCGTTAATATTGACCTTCATTTCCCATCCATGTTCCTTTTCATATTCGTGAGGAGGAATGTAGTTATTAAATAATCTTCCTATGTATCTATTAATCAGATGTTTATATTCTTTCCATGATAAATTAATCTTCTTTTCTTGATCACTCTGTTTTATGAGTGGAGCTTTTTCCAATGCATAATCTATTTTATATTTTATTTCGTAAAAGTTAACATCCTCGTTGTTTTTTAATTTATTTACAACTATGTAGTATAAGTTTCTAGGAGTCATGACCATTTCATAATACTGTTTTGACAAGTATACATTTTTATCAGTCAGATACCCAAACATATTATTAATGTGTACTCTTATGTAATCTGCAGCAGTTAGTTTCTTTTTATAGAAACTTTTACAAAAATCTAGTTCTATTATTCTATGTTTATTGAATAATTCGATTAAATCTTGCCTATCATCTAATAGCTCATCATTAACATCATATGTATAAATCTTCTTATATTTACTATATCTACACTTACTTTTCCAAACTGAACTGATGAATTCATCAATTAACTCTTTTTTTAGAGTTTCATCAGCTTCTTGATAATCTTCTAAAATATCACTTAGCAATATATCACTCTCCTAAAACTTTTTTAAATTTATAGTATCTACCTAAAAATTCATGAGAATTAACATCTTGTTTAGAAGTTTCTACAATTTTTAATTCTTTTCGCTCATCCGAATTGTTTTTAAGATTGGATAGCATCACATCACTAAACAATAACCAACATAATGTTTTATCAGTACTCATGGAACGATATGCTGTTTTAATGCAATAATTAGCCAATAGATATTCATCACCTATGATTTTATGTAATTTATTTTTATATAAATCGGCTATTGGTTTCATATCAATTTCTTCTTCAGTATCAAGTATTTCACGAAACTTCTCATCAAACTCAATTATAATTTTTCTTATTTTTTTCATTACCTTTTTGTCTTCTAGTTGTAATGAGTTATCTACTAAAAGATGACCATTATTAATTAAACTTCTATCCCAGTCAATTTTTCTTTTTTCCCATTGCTCAATGTATTCACATAGCTCATTGAGTGGGGAGGGGGACTTAAATGCATTATATTCAACTCTTTCTATATAATTGTTCGACTTGTTGATTGCTTTTAAACGATTGTAAACATCTAATTTTTTAGGATAGTTATGTAATAAAAAATATGGCAGTTTCTTTAAGTACTTTCTTAAATTCTTAGTTATTATCCATCTAAATCCTGTTTTTAGAAAATCAATTTCTTTTCCCTGGTATAAACGTAACAAGGAAACGTTATCAGCATTTACTTTTTTCCATTTTTCATTCTCGGTATAGTGATTAAGAATAGATGTAGCAATATTAGTAATCTCTCCAATTCTACTATCACGACTGTTACATTCATATTTCACAATCTCATCCATACAGTATTCTACTGGCTCAGTAGTTACTTTATCATCCATATCAACAACAATAGGAGTATTAATTTTGGAATTTATTAAAATAGGTTCTACGCTTAGAAAAACACTATCGCCATCCATATCCATTCCACCTTGTTGTTGCTGAGTTAAATCGTACATGTTTATCATGCAAATATCATGATTTTTCAAGTGTTGCAGATATTCATCAGTAAAATCATTTGTTGTTAATTTAATTTTATTAACTTCTGATGGATCGACCAAAGGACTTCTGAAAGAGACTGCATCTCCAATAGGAAAGGAATGTGTGAAAAATTCACCTTCATGTAAACAACCTATAATATTCAATCCCGCAGCATATTCTAAATAGCCTTTTATATCACCGACAACAGTATGATAAAAACCTTTAGCAAAAATCTTACCGTATTTCATTTGAGTAATTGTTTTGTCTAATTTACGTTTAAGCATTTTTTTAATACTTGGGTCTTTTAACATTGCGTCATTAGTTAGGATTGCTTGAATATATTTACTTTCTAAATCACTTTCAAGCGTATTGTTTATACCCAAAAACTTCAAGGAATATAATTTATCACCTTTGATTATTTTCTCCAGTAAATCAGTAGAGTAAGTAGCTAAATCAACTATCTTACCATTGTTATTTTTATCTAAAATGTCATATTTATCATGGTTCTTATATTGATCTATGTATTTTGTGTTCCACAAATCTAAACATTGAAGATACTGAAAGTTGAGCTTGGAGTATAAATTAATCTCATCTAAATGATGACTGTACTTACTAATACCTATTTTATATCCATATTTATTAACTCTTTTTAGATACTCATTCCATCCTTCGCTTCCGAATTCTTTTTTGAATATGCCAGCGCCTTTCCACATTGATGTATTCCAAATACAATCAATCTTATCTATATCATGCCACTTACCAAATACATCTTTTATCTTTGTAATAGGTATATCTAAACTAGCGTAGTATTTTTTAAAATCAGTCTCAATTGTTACACCTTTCATGAAAGGGAGACGTATTTGGAACAACACAGAATCATGTGTACTAGTTGTATATTTAGAGAATAGCTGACTAATTTCTTTTGTATGTACTCCAAAACCATCGAAAGGTAATATTTCTATATCAGTTGTACTTTCCTCAATAAATTTCTGGTTTTTTGCAATTACTTTCTTATGAGTTTGCGGATTAGTATATTCCACATCTTTTTGTACCGCATATCTAACATGCTGGTCAGGTATCATTTTACTATATTCATCAACTATAACTATGTAAGGTAATTCTTCATCAACCATTTGACAAGAGCTTAAAATTAAGTTTCGGTAGCTTTCATATTTGGAAATGACACATTTTTCAACTTTAACTCCTAGTTGGCTACGTTCCATCATTTCTTCATACACGTCATTATCAATGAAAACTGTAACACCGTCTTTTGCTTGAGAAGAACTTTTCCCGTATCTCACAAACAGTTTACCATTATAGTAAAAACCTTCTTTAAGTAACTTTTCTAAAAGAGGTCTACGTTTTTTATTGTGCTTTGCTTCAACGAACACAATTTCATTTATTCGTTTTGTATCTTCTCCTCTAATTAAAGCAAGCTGACGAAAGAGAGGAGTATCTTGTTGCTGTATTAGGGATTGTTTTTCATCTGATTCAGAAATTATAAAGTTGAAATTAGACTTAATTATGTGTTGTATCTTAATCTTAGGTAATTCAAACATTTTGATTTTGTTCATTTGATTCCTCCTGTTCTAATTTAATGCACCTTTCACATAGTGTGTTACCATATTTCTTAATTATCAATCCACATTGAGAACAGTTTTTTATTTTTCCTCCAAGTAGCATATGGAAAAGCAATTCTTTCCTATCACGATTCAGTCTATCCTTGTATTTCCAAATATAGAAAAAGGGGTTATCCCACTCACTTCGTTCTTTGACACACTTTAACAATTTAACATTATCATTATGAGCCTTAGACAATCTGAATTTTGTTATACTTTCCTTGTTTTTACTCCAACCATAAGCTCCTTCTCCGCCACTTGTTAAATTGTACCCGTAGTTAGGATTGTTTGATTTAAATTGCTTAATCCAATACTTCTCTTTTTCTATCAATTCCTTTTTAGTAATGGCAAAATCGAAGTCTTCATTTACTATAAAACTGTTTACACCGTACTTTTTAATAGAGTTATATAGATGAACATTGTAATATTCATTATGATTTTTTGAAAACTCTAAGTGACTTAAAAGTCTTTCTATTCCTTTTTTATTTTTACCTACGCTATATCTACCATAAAATCCATTTTCTCTGCTAGTGATTCCAATGTATTTCTTGTTTGCGACTAAGTTTTCAACCAAATAAACAACTCCATATTTATCATCCATTCGTAGTCATCAACTTTCGATAGCTACTCTTAGAAAGCATATTTGAACATTCGTCACAGAATTTCTTGTTATTTGATTGACATTCAATTGGCACTTCACAGAAAGTACATAGTTTTATTTTTCCCGTATTGTAGTACAAATCATAATACAATCCGATATTTTCGAATGTATTTACGTGAATTTCACATGGTGTATTAATTTTGAAATTAGGAAATTTTATAATTAATTTTTGATTGTCGTATATTTCTATGATACGTGTACTTTCCAAATCTATTAATATATCTATAAAACTCTTTTTATTTCTTTTGTAGCGATAGAATTCATTCGCTTTTACATTGGATATTTTTCTTAAATATTTTGTAATATTACTTTTTGTTAATGTTTTGCCGTGAATCTTTTGTAAGACCATAAGAGTAAATAATGTCTTTTTATGTGGATGCTCTAAAAACGGAGCATCTAAATTTTCTATGTAATTTAATTCATCTTGATATATTTCAATATTTCTAAAAATAAATTATCTCTCCTTTTGTAATTTATTTATATTTAAATCAATTCTAATCTTATTTTCCCTTATTATTTAATACGATTTCTAAACATTAATCTTTCCCTAGACTAATTTATCACAAATTATATTTGTCCCTATTTATCTATTAAATTAACATGAATTCTCCACTTAAAATTAAACCTATTTTTTCCTATGTAAATTTCTCATTCTTTCTGCTGCTTTTTGTTTCTGTTCTTCAGACATTTCCCGTTTTTCGCCTTTACGAAAACCAACCTGATTAGACTTCATTTTAAATTTAATGCTTAAAGGTGATTCTCTACCTTCTTCATATTCAGCTTCTACATTTTCGATACCAAGTAACTTAACTACCTTTGTAATATGTGGAGCATAACAAGAATATCCAATCCATTCATTTTTAGAAGCATCAAACACCAACGTTGTTTCCTGTTCATCACGACTATATACCATATTAAATTTCTCTCCTTTTAAATATACTAAAATCAATCCTAAGCCTAATAAACGCCTATTTGAGTAAGGAAATTCCACCTAAAATAGAAGGGGAGGGTATTTATAAACTTAGAGTAATACTTTGTGATATTATGTGATTTATTTGTATTTAAAAGCCATTATATGTATTGATCTTTCTAATAATCTCATTAATTAGCTTTCTATGTTTCTTTGTATCTAGCATATCTCCATTGTCTTTATATTCTATGTACAGTTGCTCTTCCTGGTAAGTATTTGTATTCTCAAGCATACTCCACTCAATGAATTCCATCACCTCACTTAAAGTATGTCGTTTCATCTTGCTGACCATTCTTTTCACCTCCTATCAGTGTAATTTAATTATATTTAAAGATAAAAAATAAAATATCCCTTGTCTTTATTTTACATTACGAATTTAGTTATTGTCAATTTATTTATATTTAAAGATAGGTGAGGGATGGTTCGTTTAGTCTTCTATGTATTCGAATATTTCTTCTATGGTACAATCTAATTTTTTTGCTAATTTAAATGCAACTTCTAATGAAGGAACTGCTTTCCCGTTTACCCAAGAACTAAATGTTTGTGGAGTAACGTTTAATTCCTCACTTAATTTGTTTTGTTTTATTCCTGTTTCTGCTATTTTTACTCTTAATTTTGATTTGATCACTACAAAATCACCTAACAATTCTACCTATCCCTCCTTTTAATAATAACTTGTATGATGTAAGTATAGCAAACTATTCCAATGGAGTACAAGTAATATTTTAATAAGTTATTATAATTCATTAAAAAATTAATGTATTTCTTTAACTTTTCTCTTGCGTACTGCTTGTTTTTAAGTTTATACTCTAAATCAGATAGACGAATATCATAGAAAATATTCAACTATTTCTAGCGATAGTCAAAAATATTTAAAAATGAAGGAGGTAATTCACATTATTACCGATACTTACTTTTACGAAATAGTAGACAGTCTTACAATTGAAGATTTCTTTTTACTAAGTTATTTAATGGAGAAAAACGCAACTGAAAAATTTAAGTCTGTTAAGAGAAGAAAACTAGCAGAAGATTTATTTAATAGTGGTGCAAAAATAACTGAAGCTACATTACGTAAATGCTTATGGCGTTTAGAACCGATGAAATTTATTGAAATCGTAAGAGAAGAAAAGGAATTTAAACTGTTCATTACCGCTATTGGAATTCAAGCTATTCAAATTAAATTAGAAAATGAGGGGGAATAAATTATGTATTTTGGATTTATTGGTCTTGGGCAAGCTGGAGGTAACGTCAGTGACTTGGCAGCTAAACATTTTTATAGCAGCGTTGCGGTAAACTACTCTGAAACTGATCTAAAATCTGTCAATCACATTCCAGATGACATGATCCACACTCTAATAGGTAGTGAAGGTGTAGGTAAAGACCGAGAACTAGCAAAACAACTAATGAGAGACAACTGGGAATCAACTGTTAATTTTGTTAAAAAACACTTATCAAAACCATCAATCGAAGTAATATTTGTCCCGTTCGGAACAGGGGGCGGGAGTGGATCAGGGATGAGCTCACTTTTATTAGAGATATTATCAAATGAAATGCCTGACAAAACGTTTGTTGCTTGTCCAATTCTTCCGGCAAACAATGAGACATTGAACAATAAATTAAACGCTCTAGAAGCTTTAAGCGAGTTAGCTGATTTAGACTTCTGCACAATCCCAATTGATAACAATACGGTATTATCCAATAGTAGTTCATTCATCTCAAAAAATATTATTTATAAGAAAACGAACGAAGAATTCATTTCATTGATTAATAAGCTCCTAGAATACACAAACAAAAGTAGTGAAAACGGAGTAATTGACCGAAAGGATTTACGACAAATATTTTCTGTAAAAGGAATATCCGTAATAGGAGTAGCAAAAGTAATGGAAGTTTCAGGAACATCTTTAACTACTGAACATTTCGCTAAGAAAATACAAGACTCATGGGTTAATAGTATTTTTTCACCAATTGAATACGATCAAGTCATTAGAGCAGGAGTTATTTTCAATGGAGATGACTTCTTGATGGAATTCATGGATTATGATGAAATATTTAAAGTTTTCAAGACTAAGAAACCATATGATTTATTTGAAGGAAACTACAAGGAGAAAAGAGGAGAAGTAATTTCTGTCCTTAGTGGATTACCTTGGATTAACTCAAGAATGCAAGAATTGGATACTTTAGCTGATACTGAAGAAATTGCTTTAAGTAATGTCAATGTTTCAGAATACAAACCAAAAAGTAGAAAGAAAACAATTATTACAAGTAGAAGTAAAACCAAATCTAAAAGTAATCCTTCAGATGTATTTAATAAGTATCTTAATAGATAGTTGAAAATTTATAAAAATATTTAAAAATATCTACACCAGGAGAGACAACATGAAGATTTATACACATAATTGTTACTCATGTGGTAATGAATATAAAGGGATAAATAAGCTACCTAGTATTTGCACTGAATGTAAAAGATTAATTATCAAATGGTATGATGTAGTTCGTTTCATAGACAAGGAAGGATTTGAGCCTGGCAACTTCTTAACCACTGTAGGCTTGAAAAAGTAAATCACGTTACCCATTCATTACCGAAACGTTACCGACTGCTTGAATTTCATTACCTGAGGCATGTTACCGCTATTGGGTAATGAAAAAGCAGCTCGGTAACGGTAATTTGGTAACATTCTCTTGCGGGTAATGAAACACTCTATAAAAGCAGGTGAGAAAATGAAATATAAAATAACCTCTAATTTTGGAGAATCAGAAGCTTTTAGAAATCATCGTCACACGGGTATCGATTTTTCAATGCCACCTGGAACAGAATTACGATCCATTCGAGACGGAATTGTTACTCAAGTTACTGACCTTGGAAATCAAAACGCAGGGAAGATGATTAAAATTAAATGGGAAGACGGACACGAAGCAATTTATGGACATTTATCTAAATTTAAAGTATCTGAGGGACAGCATGTGCATGCAGGAGACTTAATCGGTTACTCGGGTAACAGCGGTTTTACTACGGGCGCACATTTACATTTTGGAATAAAAGACGGGAATATGTTTATTGATCCATCACCATATATTAATGATATTCAACATATGAACGATACAGGCTATCTTGCACAATATATTATGAATAATTCCGATACAGTAGGAACTTCTATATCAGATATCATGACTCAATATTTGGATGCACTAACAGAAATAGCAAAATCATTAAAATTAAATTTTATTGACTTAGCTTTATCGTTCGAATACACGCCAGTCATAAAGTTTTTCCATTATGCCATGCAATTTATCTTTTTCAATTCCTAATTTCTCAAAATCTCTATGTGACAATTTATCCAACTCTTTTTCCCATTGGTATCTATTATCTTTAAACCATCCGCCAAATTCCATGTAATATTCCTCCTACTTTTTACGATTATCTTTTTCACTTTCAAAAATACGGTCAATTAGTTGATCTTTGTCTTGTTTATTATCTTTAAATACTAGCATGATTTATCCTCCGAAATAATAATCTTAACTATAAGATGACCAATAAAGGAGAGAATCATACATGAAAAATTATATAGAAATTCCAATTTATTTATCAGAGGAGGTTTATGAACAAGTGAATAATATCGTGGAATATAAAAATATGAAAGATTTAGTTTTTACAAACATTAATAACCATAAAACAATAGAAAATTTTATTGTGGGATGCGTATGTGATTATTTAAGACAAATTAAATCTGATGAATCAAATGACATTCCATTGAATCTGATTGGTAAACAACCAATTAAAAACAGAATCAAAGAACACATGCAAAAATTAGGATTAACTCAAGTTGAATTGGCATCGAAAACTGGAATCAGTAAATCAAATATGAGTTTAATTGTAAACAATACAAACCAACCAGCATTAGATTATTTTATTCGTATATGGATAGCCTTGGAGTGTCCACCTATACATCAACTTGTCTACAGAGTTGAGTAATTAGAAATTAAATATTTGTGATAACTGGAATAAGACAAAATGGTATTCAAATACACTTAAGTAAGAGGTGATAGGAATGTTAATTCTAATGGGAAGTGCTTTAGGGATTGCGGGAGTATTAGCTTCTGCAAAAGGATTAGATATATTATTGACTCAATTCCATACTTATAAATTTAATGCTAAGAAGAAAGGTGATCAATATGAAACCAATCACGGTGAATTTTTGCGTGAAGAATCCAGAAAGTTACGTTAAGTATAATCAATTATCATCCATTCAAACAAATATACCGGAAAATTTTCCTATAGAAATAAACGTAAAGGAGGTGATGAAGCTAAGCAAGAAACAAAAGAAAGAATACAAGAAAATAGCAAAAGCATTTTTAACCACTCTAATGACTTTTCCGATATTCGCATCAAAATCAATGGCGGCAGGATTAACAAATACTCCATCTCAACCTACAACAGGTCTACTTATTCCACCAGATTTTTTAACAACGTGCATGACAATAATTGTGACAGTAATTGTGTTGGCAGTGGTAGCAGCGATAATATGCATGATTCTTGCCGGAGTTATGAGAATGTTCAAGCAAAAGAGATTTGCTATCGAATGGACTTCAGACATTATTCACGGATTCGCTCAGATATTAATAGCCGTACCACTGATCTTATTTCTATTCTTACTAACAGTTCTACTTTTCAAAAACCTTCCGATATTCTCAGGTATGTTAATAGGTTTATAAAAAAGATAGCATTACCTTTTACTGCAGTTTCATCATCATTCATGTTTGCAAATATAACTCACGCAGCTACAGTTTGGGAGGATAGTAGAAAAATTCAAGATTCACTTATGGATTTGCCACAAAATCATAATGATAGTTTTTTCAAACAAATATCAGATTTCATAGCAAGGATAAATAGTATCATTGATTGGTTCTCTCATCTTCCTGAACATATTTATCATTTTACTGCAGATATTTTTGCTTGGATATTTAAAACATTGATGATGATTGGTTGGTACTGTCAATATTTTTGTGTAAATGACTTTTCAACTTCTCAAGGTAGATGA